ATGCCCTGCGATTGAAACCCAGAGAAATCCAGGTTCCATGGTGCCCCAGTATCCGGCTCATCCCGGGGGATTTTGTCCCCCCCGGGCCGGACTCCCTACGTGGTTAACCTAACCACGTCCATTTCCACACCATACGGGCCGTGTGGACGTCGGCGTATTGGCCGGGATCTAGTTTAGAATTCGTTGCTTTCGCAACGTTCTCGTAGCGAGCCTCGCTAGAATCAGGAATATCGATTCTAGACATGGTCTCAAAACGACTAGCCCCGCCGGATCCCCTTGCTAACTCCATCCTATGGAGTTCCTCCCAGTTAGGAGGATGGAATGTTTTTACATCCATTGTATAGCATAGGATCCGGTGTTCCCACCTCTGGTAGTTAGTCTTCTGGCTTGCGCCAGAATGCCATCTACGGAGGAAGAACACGTCATTCGATAACGCTGGCTCTACTCTCAATGTACCAGGTAAAGGGAGTAGAGTCCTGGGGAAAATATAGTTAATGGCCTCCTCGATCGTATGAACGAGGGACCAACTGTTCTTTTCCCCAAACTTCGCCATAAAAAGGTTGGCTAGGTCTGCATTATAGATGACACCTAAGCCAGATGACAACAGCGGTTTCCGAACTCTTACGGGAGTAACATCCACACCTCTGTGGTAGTCACCCCCGCAGCTCTCTCGGAAGGGTCCCTCCGCGTAGGATTTAGTCTTATTGACAATTAAGCCAATGGATTCTAATCCTTCCACTGTCGCTCCATACAAATGAGAGCGTACAATGATGTCATCTCCGTAGACGTACGTTTCACTTCCATTTTGGCAGGCCAGTCTCGGATCTCTTTCGAGATTAGAGTTAGACCTGTGCTCACTGAGAATGATAGTACGTCGGATAGCCTCGGCGCACGCCCAAAAAACGAGCGCCTCTACGGGGAAGCAACAAGCACTGCCCATAGGGGCAAACTTGCGCAACCTCACCTCCGACCCTCCAGGAAGGACTGTGGTGTCAGAACGACACGCTTTAAAACAGTCAACCCAAACCTGTGGAAAAACTTGCTCCACAAGGTCTAGGGACACCCTATCGGATGCGTCCTTGAGATCGATTGTTGCAAACATACCAGTGATTGAACTCTGGCATGCCAACTTTCGATTGATCGTCTGATCGGTAAAGTTAACCCGACCAGTGGTCATAGGATGAGTCTCGAGTATACCATACAGTAAATTCATCAAGCCTTGCTGAGCATACATTAACTCAGCCGGCTCACATGATATTACTCTGGGTCCTCTAGAGTCCTTAGGCACAAGACAAACTCGTGCTTTGGGGACCCCTACGGGTGACTTCTCTAAACGCTCCCAACTATCAATCAAATGGCTGGGAGAATAAAAGAAGAGATCATCATAAGGGTAAATAGCATCAAGCTGCGCAAAATAACGCAGGGTATGATGTTTATCCTCATTCCGAGTATGGCAGGCAGTGGCCCCGCCTCCGTGAGATGGACGGATGTTCCTAGGGTCTGTATTACACAAAACCTTAGAAATCAACCGTCTCATCTCTCTAATTAGCCGCGCAGTAGGAGAATTATCTCCTTCAGCAAAACTAAGAAGAGGAAGCCCTGCATCAGTGATTTTAAACTGATCCAGGAATCTTTCTCGGGTGATGTCATCGTAGTTGACCTCGTATTTATAGAATATGAGAGATAGTTGTCTCACACAGTCTACGGCTTTCGAGTCACCTTCTAGAGCAGCTTGGACGGCATACCTGAGAAATTCAGGTATAAGTCTACCTGAAGGATCCACCATTATAACGTGGAAACCTTCAGGGCACGTCCACTCTAAAGTTGAGTGAAACGCGTCCAATGCCTTACCCAATTTGGGTAAGGTAACTGTCAAGAAAGTTAAACCCTCATTGTTCGCTCGTGTCTCAAAGGTCTTTAAATCGGCCTCTTGGACATAAGACGAATAGCGTTGGTTAGTTGCTAGGTTCTTCCACAAAAGAAGAAGGCTTTTCAGACTACCGTGATTATTCATGGACGTCTCCTAAAGTATCCCTACACTTGACCAGGTTCACAAACCACTTTCTCCAACCGCACAGTCGAACAAAGCACGCTAGATAATACTTGAAGAGGAAAGATATCCTCTAAGGCGAGTTACATCTCGCCGTTCAAGATGGCGTCAATGTTGGCTCCAGCACCACCCTCAATCAGAAGATCTACCAACTGGTAGACCATCTTTTTGATGACGGTGTTGGTGACGGCTGTGTTGGCTGGACGGACAAAGTTAACGTAAACGCTAGCTGTTGCCTCCGCACCAAAAGCATCCACGACCGTTTCATCGAGTCGTGTGAGCTTTCGCTGCTCTCCAGCTTTCCCGACCGAATCCGCGCGGGTAAGAATCTGCTTATTAGGCAGAGCCAATCCCGCAACGGAATACTCAGATTTATCTGAATCGACATAACGGTTGACATAAACCCGAAGGTTAGTATCAACATCTGTCGGTGTGTCGGTGGAAAGAGAGAGTGATGTTCCTAGCATTGTAGAGCTACCTTACCCCAATAAGGGGCTGTTAGAACAGTGAATCACATTACTGTGACAAAGCAGTCCTTCTTAGGGGACCGAGACTTAGCTAAGCTAAATCATCACACAACAGGATGAAGGAGTAGCGAACTTAAAAGACTATGTTATCGTAGTCATAATAAGAAGCAAACTTCCCCTTCATTGCTAGATTCGAACCCAAGCTCTTTTTTAGCTGGTTTACAGCAGGGCGAGCTGCCCGGCTGAAAGTTCGAATTTTGCCCGCGTTGAGTACTGTACCCAGGGCTACAAGATTTATAGCCTGGGACAGGGACGGGAGCTTTGCATCAAGCAAAGCAAACGTCGCTAGGTCTGGCATACATGGTAGTCGATGAAAAAATTGACTTACCGATGATGTGCCAGGAGTGAGACCCGGACGGAACGTATAATTTGCATCATCGTTCCATACAGTGTTCGAGTCCACTTGTACTCTTTCCTTATTCTGCATAAAAACTTGCAGAATTTGGATAGGGAGTTCCAACGCACTATGTTTAAAGGATCCAAGCCAATCACTAACATTGACGAAATAATCGACAACGAAGGTGAAAGGTATGTAATCCCACAGAATGGTTGGATTAAGTTCAAATCCGGTCGCTGCAAGCAACGATCGGAGGGTCTCATCTAACTTACCTGCCACTACGACAGGTAAGGGTTGATAGACGAGATACCCATGAACTTTACGGTCAATTTGACCACGCCAAACGCGATGAGAATTCCCATCAACGTAGACGTCCCCTATTTTTACGACGGATACGTCCTGTAAGGTCTTTCGGGCAGAAATAATCTGTCCCCTAGAGGCCTTAAAGTACTCCAGTTTCCCCTGCAACTCAAACACTATCTCAGTTAAAGCTTTCAGGTCGCCAAGAGTTGGCTTCCATCCATACTTATAATTGAGACGTGCTCCAGCCACAGCGGTTACTAGATTAGAACCCTTACTCCATATCTTGAATAAATCTTTCATCTGTTTCCAATCGAGTAAATCGTTGGGCAGTGAAAATTGATTCAAGTCAGGCTTCAAGTCCAAGTATGTTTTATTGGACCAGAGCTGCGCATTAAGATTCAGAGTCGCTGTGCCTGTCGTTAGACCGGCAGCAGCGTAAAACTCCGATTCCGCGAGCGTATGGTTGGACTCAGCTGACGGTGTATGGACATGAAAATATTCAGTCTTTACACACGGATTCGCCTTCAACGTCACAGTGACGCATGGGCTAGCTGTGTCGCCAGTATAGCGACGTATGTACTTGCCATGTACGCAAATGTTAGCTCCCTGTCTTGTATGACCAGGGAGACCATTTGTATACGTGATCGATTCTGTCTGCTGCTTAGTGATACACTGAGTAGCAGACGCAGTTGACTGTAAAGCACAAGCGGCATTATATTGCCGATTGCCTTGTACGGTAACAACGACGTTTGGAATCGAACGTGATTTACGAATCGGGCCCAATAGGCCCGTCTTCTGTCTCACTATCATGTACATATCTCCTTTGGGTTCTATCCTTCGCAGAGTGTCCCTCTCGGGACGAAAGTTTTCCTCCGGTATCTAGCCGGAGG